TACTGGCAGACGCAAGAAGATGTAGTGCTCAAAGCCGTAGAGTCCACAGAAGCCGATGTGGCGGAAGTGATGAAGCGCATAGAGCGTGCGGTTATGAAGCAGGTGAAATCAAAGGGTATCAAAGCTCCAGAAGATGCAATCAACATCGCCGAGCTTGTCAAACAGTTTATGGCTGCAAATCGTGGCACGCAAGACATATTACGCGCCAAGATTATAGAGCTTGTACTTAATAGCGTAGGAGGTGATCTTACGCTAGTACAGAGCTTTACCGATCAGATCCGCGACGAGCAGATTCGGAAGATGACTGATAGCATGACGGAATCTGTAAAGACTACGCGCAAAGACGTGGCGAAGGTGCTAGAAGCTAATGCAGGCAAGCCAGTAGCTGACGTGCAAGCAGCGCTCCAAAAGAAGTTTACAGAGCTTACAACGTCACGCGCAAAGATGATCGCTACAACAACCTGCAAAGCGCAGGCGAGCGTAGTACAGAACCAAACAGTTAAGCGTGTAAATCAGCGCGAGCAAGACACAAAGCGTAAGGTCGTGCAAGTGTGGCTTTCGCAGCGTGATAATCTAGTAAGAGATACACACGTTAAATTAGACGGCGAATGGATAGAAGAAGGTGAGTCATTTGATAAGTACGTATCTGGTGCAGGCGATGGGCCCGGCCTTGGGGATGCAAGCGAAGCGATTAACTGCCGATGCACTTTACGACCTGTTCGCAAATCAAGAATAACGAGCGACGTATAATGAAGTACAAGAACATACCAGTAGAATTTAAGGCGGATGAGCAGGGCAGCGTTGAAGCGTTCGTGAGCGTTTTCGGCAATGTCGACTCATACGGCGATCGTGTTATTTACGGCGCATTCAAGGAAAGCATAGAAGCAAAGCTACCCAAGATGGTATGGCAGCACGATATGCAGCGACCGATAGGGAAGACGGTACTAGCAGAAGAGATACCAGCGGGTGACTCACGTCTGCCAGAGCGTCTACGCGATAACGGTGCGCTCTATGTTAAGGGCCTGTTTAATCTCAACACAACCGACGGCAAGGACGCATACGAGCATATTAAGTTTGGTAGCGTCGATGAATACAGCTTCGGATATGAAGAAGTTGAGACAACGCCGCTAGCAGATGGTACAAAAGAACTCAACAAACTAAACATTATCGAATGGTCACCGGTTACGGTAGGGGCGAATCCTATGACCATGACATCAAATGTAAAAGCTATGACACTCGAAGAAAAGCTCGATATAGCGGCTACGCTTATCAAGCAGTCAGAAGAACACGCCAAAGCATACGCGGATATGCGTAGTAAAGCAGGCCGTGTGCTCAACTCTCGAATCCGAGGCATGATTCTTTCACTTGCCGATCAATTGAAAGACGTGTCGAAAAATCTGTATCAGCTTCATGCCGAGACAGACCCAATACCAAAGGCAGACGATAAGGAGTTAAAGCGCAAGCAGCTCCTATCGCTTATGCAAACAATCAACACAATGGAGATAATCTAATGACGTGGGAAGAAATCCTCGCCGCTTTGGATGCCGTTCTCGCTGGTACGTTTGAGACACCAGAAGCAATGGCAGCCGAAGTAGCAACAATCCGCGAACAGATCGCGGCGCTTCTAGCAGAAGCATCTGAAGAAACAGCCGAAGTAGAAGAAGTATCGGCAGCCGTAGAGGGTGCAGCAAAGGCACAAGCCAAGCTCGCTCGTATCATGACAATCATCCAACAAAAGAAGGCGCTTAACGATATGAAGACAAAGAACGCTTCAGATCTTAACGCACTTAAGACAGCGGCTCCGGTTCCTTCTGGTTTCGTTGCAGAAGGCGCAAAGATCACAGGCCAGCACTACCGCGGCAAGGCATTCAAGCAGTTCGGCAGCGAAGCAGGACAGGCAGCATACAAGGCAGGACGCCAAATCGCAGCTTACCTTGGCGATGCTAACTCCGCTCAATGGTGTAAGGATAACGGCGTACCAATGCAGAAGACAATGGCAACAACGAGCAACTCGCTCGGCGGTTTGACTGTTGTTGATGAATTGGATCAAGCTATCCTCTATTATCGCGAAGAGCGCGGCGTAGCTCGTGGTATCATGGATGTAGTATCTATGAACAGCGAAACACGTACTGTCAATCGCAACGTAGGTGGCACGGCTGTATACGCACTCGGCGAAGGCCAGAGCTATACAGCTTCAGATGTGCAGTTCAGCGGCGTTCAGCTTACAGCCAAGAAGTTCGGCGCTCTTACACAGAACACAATCGAACTAGGCGAAGATTCATACGCAGCAATCGCAGAAGAGATCGCAAAGGATCACGGCTATGCACACGCTGTACAAGAAGACAAGGTTGCTTTCTTGGGCGATGGTACATCAACGTACAACAACCTTGTAGGTTTGACCGAATCATTCAAGAAGCTGGTTACTGACATCGGCGGTACATGGGCTACGGATGCTAACAAGGCATACGCAGCAGGCGTGCAAGTAGCATCAGGCGCAACGCTTGCTACTATCACACTCGGCGATATTATCAAGACTCAGGCCAAGGTTGCTACATTCCCCGGAATGAATAACCGCTTCTACGTTCCTTCGCAGATTTGGTACGGCACGATTGTACCTCTCATCCAAACATCGGGTGGTAACACAACAACGCAGCTTGTAGATGGCGTAACACGTCAGTTCTTCAACGGTTCGGAAGTTGTCTTTACAGATGAGCTTTACACGCCATTGCTCACAGCGGAGAACAGCCAGTTCGTACTGTTCTATGGTGATGCTGCTCAAGCTGGTTTGTTTGGCGATCGTCGCGGTCTGTCTATCACAAGCTCACAAGAAGTCGGCTTCCTGACAGACACGCAATACAACAAGTCCACAGCTCGCTACGGCGTAAACTGGTGGAATATCGGTAACGCTTCAGCAACAGCGGCAAGCCGTCAGCGCGGCGCACTTGCAGCTCTTGTAACAAAGAACTCATAAGGTGACCAAATGAATAACTTGCAAAATGTAAAGGTTGTAAACGTAACGCCGCCTGCCGCTATCAAGGATAACGCTTCGTTCGCTACAACAACAATCGACACGCTCGGCTTTAACAAGGTAGCTATCTACTTTGCACTCGGCGCGACTGATATTGCTATGACTGCGCTTAAGGTGCAAGAGTCTGACGATTCAGGCATGAGCGGAGCAGCTGATATTACAGGTGCTGTATATGGCGCGACAGGTGCTCCGGCACTTCCTAGCGCAGATGATGATAACAAGATCTTCGGATTCTTCATTGACCTCAAAGGCCGCAAGCGCTACCTCGACGTAGTTGCTACGGCAGGTGATGGCTCAACAGGTACATTCGGTGCTTGCACAGCGCATCTCTACAATCCGCTTACAACAGAAGACAACGCTACGCAACGTGGCCTTGCTGCTAATCTTATTGTCTAAAGTGACATGACTACGGGGCCTTCGGGCCTCGTGGTGATCTCACTTGAAAGCACATGATAACACTATCTAACGCAGGCGCAAGAGTAGACTTGCAGATTCGCAAGGGCGCTGCTTTTGCTCGTACGCTTACGTACAAAGTCAACGGCGCTGTACAAAACATCACTGGCTATACCTTCGCTGCTCAAGTGCGTACGGTATCGGGCACGCTTGCGGCTACGTTTACCTGTGCTATTGTCAATGCGGCAGCGGGCACGTTTAGCATTGCGCTAACAAGTGCCGAGACTGCATCGCTAGTAACGACGACTGAGTATAAATGGGATTTAGAAGTTACGATCAGTAGCGTTGTCACGGAGCTTTTACGCGGCGATGTTAACGTAGTAGACGAGGTTACCTCTTGAGCGTAAGCGTAGTCAATATCAAGCAGGACACGTTAGTAGTTGATGTGAAGCAATCGCAGCCAATTGTTAACGTGCAGAGCTACGACGTCACGCTTGACATTGCTAGCGGTGGAATCGTTCCTGCGGCGATTGATACGACGCTGGTAGCATCTACTAGCTTATCTGCTTTACGATGCATTACAACGGATTCTAGCGGCCTTGCAAAGTACGCTACGCCGGACTCGCTTGCGAATGCGGTAGTCATAGGCATAAGCACGACGGCGGCAAGCACGGGGCAAAACATCACTATCAAAACAAGCGGACAAATTACCGATGCTTCGTGGAACTGGACAAAAGGCGCTATCTATCTAGGGGCTAACGGATCGCTAACGCAGACCGCTCCGACGGGTGGTAGTATCGTAGTGCACGTAGCAAAAGCAATCACAGCGACAACGCTAATTATTGACATAGACACAATCATACAAACGGTGTAAACAATGGCAGACAAGTATATAAAAAACAATAGCGGACAGCTCGCAGAAGTCGAAGCGACCGTATCATCTACAGGCGCAACGGAAGCGGGCAAGATTGTAGCTCTCGACGGATCGGGCAAGCTAGATGTTTCAACGCTGCCCACTGGGATAGGTGCTACTACTAAGGTGGCAGCAACAACAGAGAACCTATCGGCTGGTAACCTCGTTAATCTGTTTAACGATTCCGGCACTGTCAAGGCACGCAAGGCAGACGCTAGCAATGGACGGCGTGCACATGGTTTTGTATTGACAGGCACAACGTCACCTAACAACGCAACGGTATATCTCGACGGCACGATTACAGGACTTACAGGTTTAACGCCGGGTGCTGCTTACTATTTGAGCGGTGCAACTGCCGGAGCTGCGACAGCCACGGCCCCTAGCACGGCTGGTTATATCTCGCAGGAAATCGGAATTGCTTTGTCTGCAACCGAAATCAACTTTGAAGAACAGCAACCAATTACGCTCGCTTAATTATGGCAGTAAAGAATCCTCTTTGTGTTTATTCCGGCGAATTGAAGGAACTGCAAAGCGGTGATACCTTACCGTCTGCGAGCGTAGACATACAAGAGTTTACAGCTAACGGCACTTGGACAAAGCCAGCAGGCGCAAAGCTAGTCCGTTTCTACTTATTGGGAGCGGGCGGAGGCGGAGGCGGTGGTGGAAGATATGCAGTCAATACCGCATCTTCTGGAGGGAGCGGCGGTGGCGGCGGTTTGTTGTCATGCCATGAAATCCAAGCGTCTGCATTGCCAGATACTTTGACCGTTACAATCGGTTCGGGAAGTAACGGAGGCGCTGCTGCTGCTGCCGATTCATCAAGCGGCGGCGATGCATCAACGGGCGGAAGTACGTTAATTGTGCGGGCTTCACCTTCTGCAACACTAGCGCGCGCTTATGGTGGGGGCGGTGCAGTTGGAGGTACAAACTCGACAACACAAGGCGCATTTTCGTACGGCAGTTTAACATTGACGTCACCTGCGATAGTTGGTAGCTATGTTTCATCGCAGTTTGGACAACCTGTTTTTCAAAATACTACAAGGGGTAGTTGTTTGGTAAATGGGAACGGGCAAAGTTCTAGTGTGTCGGGTGCACCTACGGCGATGACGGCGAACTATGCAACAATGATAAATACGGGCGGCTCGGCAGGCGGTTCAATTACTACAGCGAACAATCCCCAAAATTCGGGCTTTGTACACGCTATACAAAATTCCAACAACAGCGCTAGTTTGATAGCGGCGCAAAGTGCAAAAACTGGGGGATCCGGTACTGCGGGTGATAATGGTACGGAAGTTTTCCAAACGGCAACAAATGAACTAGTAAACTTTTGGTTTCGCTCGCAAGGTGGGGGAGGTGGTGCTGCTGGCAATGCAGGAGCTACGATAGCGGGCGCGAACGGTGGTAATGGAGGACGTGCAGCGGGTGGCGGTGGGGGAGGTGCATCTCGTAACGGATCTGCTGCTGGAGCGGGTGGTCGTGGAGGTGACGGCTACGCTTTGATAATTACATTTTGCTAGGGGTTATAGTGGAACCTAAACGATACGCAATGGTCAAGGATAACGTAGTGTATAATACGTGCCTATGGAACGGTTCGCTTGAAACGTGGCGGCCCCCAGATGACGGGACGATTATGATCGCTAACGACTGGGCAGGGATCGGCGATTGGTGGGAAGAAAGCGAAGGCATTTTCTATCGTGCTCTGCCTAACAATGAGGAGCCGCAGCCGTGAGCGTAGAGATGTTATTCGGCGTAATGATTAGCAGTATGCTTGCGATTATTGGCTTTTGGGTTAAGTCGCTAGTAAATGACTTTAGAGAAACCCGTGACAATGTTATAGCCATGCACGAAGTCATGAGCAATACAACCAATGAAATCATTGCTCTCAAGAAATCAGATGAACTTATCACTCAGCGCATCGTAGAGATTATTGAGCGGCTGGTAAGATTAGAAGAGCGCACAGGCAACACAGAACCAAAACCACGTAAGGCGTACAAGCGTGCTGTCAGATGATCCGATTATATCGAAGGTTGTGCAGCGTTACAAGTTCTGGCCCAAGCGTCAGGACTTCGTACCGCCTATCGAGCGCATACCGCTAGCGGATGAATTGCAGCCAAACGTTCCACGTGAAACAAAGCTAGGATTTACGGGATACTTTAAACTTATCCCGCACATTTTTACAATTATCAAAGGTGCTTTAATGAGCAACTGGAAAACAACGGTCACAGGCGTAGTAGGGGCATTGGCTGTACTAGTCAATTCAATTACAGGCGTTGTGATTCCACAGGACGCGATTATAGCAGTCGTACTTTTCGCACTCGGATTTTTTGCAAAGGATGGAAAGAGCAATGATTGATTTTAGCAAGATCAAAAACAAGGCAATCGTAACAATCAATCACGGTGCAAAAGACATCGATGTTGAAGTAGTTAACGATACGCCGAGCGCGTGCGTAGTCAAGCTGCCAGACGGCTCGATTATGACAGTAGGCAAGATGCACGTTAAGGCAATCAAGCCAGAGACTCCCGTACCTTCTGCTATCAAGGAATAAACAATGCCTCTCGTATCGCGTGCTATAATCAAGCAGGACTGGCTAAACATCGCAGCAATCGACACAAGCCGCGACGGTCTCATTGATCGTCTTATTGGCTACGTTGACAATGAGATTAAAGACATCTGCAACCAGCCAATCATTCAGGAAAGCGTAACAGCTTACTACGAAGGCACGCGCGATACGTTGCTTCTAACAGGTTATACCGTGCCGGTGACGTTGACTACGCTTAAATATAGAGATAGCTACGGAGATACATTTGCTTCCGTCACCGGCACTACTAATCTTGTAGACATACGGGGCGTTAAATACTTGTACCTTGAAGATGGTTTCATCAACAAGCAGTACGAAGCGGTCATGAGCGTAGGATATACCAGCATCCCTAGCGTTATAGAGATAT